TTCGAGTTTTTTCATAAATTGAGTTAAGGAAGTTTTCTTCAAACTTGATGGGTTAATCTTAGCGGGTGAGGGAGTTGCGTCAAGTGGAGCAGGGATGGAGAACAGGGATGCGTTGGCGGCGGGATCGCTAACGAGGGCGGCGGTCAGCACCTCAGTGCATCGTGCGTAGCAAACTTTTTCCATCGGGTCTTCCTGATCGACGCCCAAAAACTCCAGAGAAATCCCCATGTGCTGTGGGTTTTTCTCGGCGATTTCAAAGATGCGTTGTGCCTCGGGTTCGGCGTCGTAGATGTGGAGGTTTGCGATCACCTTCCCATCCCCCAATCCGAATCCATCCACGAATCCAATGGTGGAGAGAATCCCGCTCCCGTGGTCAAGTTTCACTTTCACCGATCCCATTTCACAACAGCAGTCGTACACCTCTTGCAGGGTGGTTTGATCGACCATCAGTTTCATGCCTGACTCAGTGGATCGATGGCCGCGCGCCTCCCCGGTAGAGATCAGACTGACTCCAGAAATTGTCTTTTCTTCCGCGTCGATGGTTGGTGGGTTCATATCGTATTTTGAGAGTTTTTCGCCTGACTGAATTTTCTCTGCCTGCCTGTCGAACCAATCCCGCGCGGGTTGAGGATCGAGCGGATTAATTCCCCAGAGGAAATGCGCCACCGCCCCGGCGCCGGGGTAGTCGGGGTCTTTGGGGTTGGAGTTGTTGGGTGATTCTAAATCCACTTTGTGCCTCGCTCCCCACGCGCTCGCTTTGATGATTTTCTCATCACTGATTTCACCCGCCGCCATCTTCCGCGCGGCGGCTTTCGTCCCCTCGGTCAGACCATCACCCCCCTTGCCTGCTCTGAGCAGTTCTAGCCCCCTTTCTGCCGCGTCACTGATGTATTGAGGGGGTTTCATTTCCCCTCCTTCTCTTTGTTGATTCTCGCCTCCACCTCGTTGAGTAACTGAGTGCGGGTTTTGTTCTCGTCGTAAATCGTGTAGGCGGCGGCAACTGCCTGATCGTGAGGGAGTTTGTCGAGCAGTAACCCAACGAGTTCGCGCAGGGTGGCGGCGCGCAATTCAGCAGGAGTCACCCCGGCGGCGAATTCGTTGAGTGTCGATGTCGCCTCTGCCGCGTCGGCAGGCGGTGGAACAGTGACTGAGGTAGACTCGGTAGCGGAGGTGGGTTTCGCCATCCCTGCACCGAAAACTTCCTCCACCGAAAACCCGGCGGCAAGTGCCTTGTCCCGCTTGATCTTCGCCCAGCGAACCATATCGTCCGCCACCTTCTCCGGGTCTTGCGCATCCTCACTCCAGTAGCTCATTGGGTTCAGTAATCCTGACTGGAACAGGTTGATGTTGCTGGATGATTCCTTGCCGATATCGGGTTGCGGATGGGGTCGATAAGACCACCGACCACGGGTGATTCTGTTGGTGGTCGATACCGGGAAAATTCCCTTGCTGATCGCATCGATGAGGGCGGCGTTCTTCATGCGGTGGGCGAGGGGTTCTAACACCTTTTGCCCACGGGTGAATTCCGCTTTGGCCTGCTCGCTTTCCAACCTGCTACTCACTCCACCGAGTTGAGTTGCGTCCAGCCCAAAGGAGTAGGGGAGGTTGTAGCTCATGCAGGTCAATTTGAGCATCAGGGTGATGAGAAATTGCGTCTCGGGTGAGGGCGAGGAAGTGTCTGGGAACTTGATGTCCATTCCCTCGGTGAGGTGGTTGATCTGCCCATACTGAATGTCCTGAGCTTGACCACCTTGTTGATTCGCAAATTGAGTGGACGCATACCCATCCATCGCCCCGCTCCCCACAGATGCGCCTGTGGAGTTGGTGAAGATGGTTAAAGCACTGGCGAGCTTCGCTTTGCCTTTCGAGAACTCCAGAATCTCATACAAATCCCGCAGTGCAGACACCGCGGTATCGAGCTTGCTCACCCCTCGGTACGCATCAATTTGCATTGGATCGAGGTAGTGAACGAACTGATGAGCAGGGACATCAACCGGGTCAGTGTATTGCCCTGCCGCCATCCCCCGGCGGAATACCCGGTACGCTACTGGTTCACCATATTTTCCGAGGAGAATCCCGGCGATATAATCCTCGCTCACCACATTTTGGTACACCCCACCGAGGCGATCACTCTCCACCGCCTGTAGCTTGAGCGGGAGTTTGACGAGGTCGTCAAAACTCATCCCCGCCTCACTCGTTGGGCGAACGAATGCCCACCCGTAATCTCCTCCCCTGTTCATCCCCAACACCCCGAATTCTAGCATCCTAAAGAAGTCGCATCGATTGCTCAGATCACAGTTTGGAAACCACTCGTTGTTGAGGTACTCCTCCACCTCAGTATCAAGGATGTGATCCCCGCTCTGCGAGTGATACGCCTGCGGGGTCACGAACATTGCGTACTTGCGGTTGAGCGTCTTAGCGGCGGCGAAATTGTTTTCGAGGTCAGTTGCTTCCCTCAATAATTGGAGGCGATCCCGCTGAACTTGATAGCTATTTGGGGCGATTTGAGCGGGGGCGTTTGCCCGGCGATTCGTAAATGATGCCCCATCGTATTTGAACTTGTGGAGTGCCTCCCTCGCCTCTAATCGGCGGATGCCTGCGGTGGGTGATGCCCACCCGATTAGAGAGTCTAGCAGTGTCGATTTGGTCGCCATATATGTCGTTATTGGAATCCGCTACCCCGCCCAATTGAGGGGTTGAAATTTGCTCGCACATTCATCGAGGTCGCCCCGCTCAATTTCGCGGCGGCGAAGTTCGCCTCTAGCAATAGTTGCTGTGCGTCGGCGATTGAGGGGAATCCGAAACTCCTCCCGGCGATGGAGTAATTCACCCCGCGCACATTGTTCGCGAGGATGCAGGCGAGTGCCGCGCTCCGCACCGAGGTAAGTTCCGCACTGGTCAGACCAACGAGAGTTCCTTTGACAGCCATAGACCATCATTCTAGCCAGACTCCTCCACCCCATCAAGTGGAGGGGGTTCGGTGGTTGCGTCACTTAAACTCTCTCCACTGAGGAGGATACCCCTTAGCCGGGGATCGAGGAGCGCACCCACAATCGTCATCTGATCGCAGTCCAGAAGATGGTTCGCTTTTTTGTGCGCCACCTTCCACCTCCACCGCTTGTTCCCGGCCTTGTCCACCTCCTGCCGCTTGAATTCCACCGAGGTCTGTTGCTGGTATTCGTTGCTCACATCCTGCGGGACAGTGAGGCGGTAACTGCTCATCCCTCCTCTCATTCGGTGGTACATATTTTTGATGGGTTCGTTGCACCAAAAATAGTAACGCGCCTGCCGAATCTGCCCTGATTTTCCGAGTCCGCTGTGCCCAATGTTGACGCTCGAGAACGGGTATTTGCGAACCACCCGTTGCCCGTTAAAAAGTTCGTGGTGAGGGAAATCCCGGCGGTTCGTCGTGTCGCCCCATAGTCCCTGCCACCCATAGCGAACGCAGACTTCCTGCACGGCCTGAGTGTCGTAGGCGATATCGACCAGCACCCGAATCGGCTCAACTCCGAGTTGAATCCGCAACTCCTCCAACTCCTCCCAACTGACGATCCGCCCCTCATCAATCACCCGGCTTTCTGAGTGCCCAAATGCTCGGCAGACATACCACCTGTGCGCCCCCTCGCCTTTGGACGCGCGCCCCGCCTGATTGTCGATGCACAGGAATCGCCCCACCTCGCCATCGAATAAATCCCTTTTCAAGTACCCGCCTTTGATCCTCTCAAACTCCACCTGACTAGCATCATCACTCGGCGATTCGTCCCACGCGAGTGCCCTGCGCTTTTGGATGTAGTCGCGCAGGGGTTCGATTGATCCGCCTTTCGCCGCGCGGCTTGCCTTGATCTTTTCCATCAGGATGCTTCCCAAATCAAAATAATGGATGGCGGTTGCCTCCCAATGAAAGGATCGGTGATGCGCCGGGGCGGAAAGGTTTGTCCTGACGAATCGCCCCCTGAGTGCCTGCGAGCGTCGAGCAGACTCAGATGCGTCCCAGTCAGTTCCGCAGTGGAGGCAGTTGTATGTGACGAGAGGGAGAATCGCAGACCATAGCCACTCCCCCGACTCGGTGATCGTCTGTTCGTTCCGAGGAAATCTCAACCTATCTTTGTCGTCGGTCATCCGCTGGAATTGGTTGCACGCCGGGCACGGCACTTCCCACTCTTCGCAACTCCCGCTGAGGAACGCGGTATCAGACTCGTCGCCCAACACGCTCCCCGTCGAGAGGGTGAGGATTTTGGAGTTCCTCACTCCCTCAACCCGTTTCTCAAATGCGCTCATTATCCCCGGTCGATACATATGGGGTTCGTCCATCGTCAGGTACTTCACCCGTTTGCTTTGGGCGTTAGAAAGGTTTGCGCCGACGCAGTAGAAACTCATCGAGGGAAGGACGATCTTCTGCACTCTCTGCTTGTGCCTGTCGTTGGGCATTTTGCGGTTTAGGAACTCGTTCTCCTTCAGCATCGGCGCGATCCGATCCTCCAACCAATCCGCCGCGTCGGGGTCACTCTGCGCCACCATATAGTACATCCCGGCGTCGCACTCGATGCACCACGCCAGATGCATCTCGGCGATCAGAGATTTCGCCGATCCCGCCGATCCCCGCACATCCACCCGGCGGATTGCCGGGTCACTCATCGCCCGGAGGGGTTCTAATAGCCACGGGGATTCCTCGGCGATATAGACGGGGTAGCGGGTCGAGGATGGGATGCGGAGCGCGCCGTTAAATCTATCCACGATAGTCCCCTCAAATTTCTCGGGGATTGCAGAGTCCCAGATTTTCGCCAACCACTCAATGTCGATGGCGTTCATTTCATCGCCGCCTTTGCGGTGGACACTCGTACCTTCTCTTTCTCGGCCTTCACCTTCCGCCAGTGGGGTTTCTCGGGTGGGGTGACCTCCGCGTCGGTAGGAGTTTTCACCGCCCCGAAACTCTTGCTTAGGTAGTGCTTCATCTCTTTGCAGATCGCGGTGTAGAGCGGGGCGTCGAGAGATTTATCAAGGATGGTGAAAAGCTGAGTGATGTGGGTCGCCCACTCGCTCGCCACTAGGTCACGATCAATCACCTTGCCCCGCGCGCGGTCGAGTTCCAGTTCCGCCTTGAGGGTGATCGCGGCGAGTTTTCTGCTCTCCATCTCCGCGTCGCTCACCACCAGATTGCTGGGAGTCGGCGAGTCTGATTGCGGTCGATTCCCCTCCACTTTTTTTCGCCACCCCTTCGGTCTGCCTGCGGTTTTTTTTGCTGGATGCATTCACCGACGCTACCGCGTCGCGTTGGCGATGGCAAATCGCCAGCAGAGTATGGTAATTATTGCGGAGTACCCATCATGGGACATAGAGACAACCACGCTGAACCT